GGATGAAATGCAATAACAAAAGATATTCCAGGGAGCTTGTCTCCCTGGATATCATATATATATGTATCAATCAGGTATATATATACATGATAAAACATCATGAAATTCAACAACATAGGAGATAATTATGAAATATTTTGAAGTAACAGTAGATACTACATTTACTAGTGAATATTATGTGAAAGCTGAAACCCAGGAACAAGCCGAGGGTTATGCTATTAAACAGGCACATGATAATCACCACGGAGAGTCTATTGTACATGTAGCAGTAGCAGGGTCATGGATAAACCACAAGCCCGAGTATCCTGACAGTTATGAAGAAGTATAAATACAGTGATGTCCTGGGAGCTAGTCTCCCAGGGTACAGCTAACAAATAGGAGGAATAAAATTATGATATTAGATAGCAGAGATTTAGAAGATGAATTGAATAATAAAAGTACAGATAGCGACAGAATAAAAGCTATAAAGGAGCTTAAATATGAAGTCGTAAATGATGGTGGTAATCCTGATGATTGGGAGTGTGGAATAATTTTTATACATGAAGATGATTTCACAGAGTATTGCGAAGAACTTGCATATGATTGTGGATACTTAGAAAATCTAAGGAGAGAAGAAAACCCTCTAGCTTATTGTGTTGATTGGGATAAATGGGCAAGAGATTGTGCAGTTAATTATGCTCAGATTGAGTTTGAGGGTAAAACTTATTTATACAGATAACAAATAGGAGGAATAACAAATGAAAACAATTAAATTAACAGAGGTAGAAATAAAAATTCTTGAACTATCATTAGACATGTACATTAATGAGTGTGAAGAATGTCATGACTCTGAGAGACATAAGAATTATCTTGGCAAGATACAGATAGCTTATGACATCTTAGATAAATTGAAACATTAGGAGGAATAAAATTATGACAGCAAATATGGATGAATTAGATATGGTATTTTACATATGGTTTTATATGGGATTGTTTTGCACGATTGCATTAATCGGAGCAACGATTGTATATTTAATCGAGATGTGGAGAGCAGGACATGAGGAGTTTGTTCTGTTTTGGTCAAGCAGTGTGGGACTGATATTGATTATAACGATAATAATTATATAGAACGGAGGAATAAATAAAATGTATGTAGAAAAAGATACTGATTTAGTCTTTGAGGTTTGCAATCAAGCCGTAAACTATCCACAAAAGACAATAGATTTGTTTAATGATTATATGTATATGTATAGCATGGGAGCTACTCATTACTTTAAGCATATTGAAACAAGAGAATATATAAACATTGTAGCAACAATAAACTAACAACGGAGGTGTAATATTAAAAGATTAACAAAGAATAAAAAATATCTGTTGTCATTCTTTGATGGTGTGGTTGAGACACCTGAAGATATACAAGATTTGATACTAAGAATATTTATATATGATGGATATGGCACGGATTGTTTTTGTGGAGAGAAACATCCACAAGGTAGGAACTGGGTTTTCCACAAGAGTAAGTTATACACTTACTTGAAGATGGTATTCCCTCGTTTTAAACATTACAGGAACGGCAACCCAAAAGACCAGTCTGACGGACAGATACTCAGGCAAGTAAACAATTTAATAAAACAAAGAGTTTTAGAAGTTGTTGATATCAAGAGGAAAAAGTGTATAATCAGAGGAATAATGTGGGATAGTCGTGTTAAGAAAATAAACAAGATGATATCAGAGTGTAATGATGATGCCTTACTGGTTAAGATATTGATGGGAGATAACCCTGAACTACGCAAAAGATACATACAGGAAAACTGTGGACAAGCTAAGTTCATAGACACATAGGAGAAACATGGACAAGAAATTAGAAACTAAATTTAAAAATGCTATGCTTGAACACTTGATGTTCAATGGTCTACCGAAAGACCCAGTAGCAAAGGTAAGATTGCATACATACATCAGTGCAAACATACCAATGTCCGAGAGGGTCAATAACATTACGGACTCATACGATAAGATGTTATCTATGATGACAAGTAATGCAGACCAATTCTTAGACGGATGGAAGGATGCAACGGCAGATGATTGTAGGAAGCAATTAGATATGTTAATAGCAGATGTATTAAAAAACATCAGGAGTGAGATGTAGTATCTCAGGTACACTAGGTAGCCAGTCCGAAAGGACTCTCAGTCTCTTAGTGTTATCTAGTGTACCCTTAAAATAATTATGAACAAGAAATATAATGAAGTGTTTTCTGATGAGCCGTTATTAGACGAAGATGGTATCTTAGAAGAACAATCCAAACTTGGCATATTTAATAGTCAGGTATGGGCATGGGGAAGAAAGAAGGCATCAGGGAGACCTTATTCGTATTCTGTTGGCATTGATGGAACACACATAAATAAAAAACATCATGAGTTAGATTTAATTTGTGATTTAGCTGACCCTGACGCATATGTCATGGCACTAAAAAAATTAATTAAGGAGGAAAAGTAAATGAGTAGAACATACAACACAATGTACTTCGATGCGATGGAGGAAATTGAAAGTTCAGGAGAAGATTATAACAGAGGTCATGCTTATAAACTTCTATTGGATGCAGGTATGCCTGGAGAGGAAGCCACCAAATATTTAGACGACCTTGAAACAAGGTGGGATATGATGGTCGAGTCTTTAGCAGAGCAGAAAAGAGAACAGGAATGAAGTGGTTTAAACATAAGAGTGATAGCCACCAATCAGCAAGACTGAGGTTAGCTTGTGAGCCAAACTTCCTTCAAGGATACGGATTTTACTTTTGCATAGTAGAGATGGTATCAATGAGGGTTGAGGATGTAGACAATCCAACAGTTGAGTTTCAAACAAGCTACCTTAAATCAATGCTAGGTGGTATTAATCAAAGAACTTTGACAAAACTATTGGCAAACTTTGAGCAAAGCGAGTTGTTAGTAAGCAAAGACTTTGGTAAAAGTATTCAAATCACAGTACCAAAACTCAAAGAAATACAGGACAATTATAGTAGAGCAGTACGAAGAAACTTGTCAGTATCTAACAACAAACTTACACCTAGAATAGATAAGAATATATTAGATAATAATATAAAAGATAAATCTGTTGCTGATAAAGAAGCTGATAGGATAAGGTTATTAAGGAAAGAGGTAGTTGATTATGATGAATGACGAGGACATTGCAAACTTTTTTGTAATGATGAATAGTTTTTTCGGACACAAGTTTAAGTCATCCTATGGCACGGCAGTCAATGGTAAGGGAGACTTATCATTGACAGCTAAAGTATGGAAAAGGACACTCAATCAAGTACCCTACATTGATGAGGTACTTCATAACGACTTGTTCAATGTCAATAGTCCATTGATGGAGAGCAAGGAGTGGTGTCCTGATTTAAGAGAGGTAGCACAAATATGTAAGGAGTTATCACACAAGTATGTGCGTGAGGAGAGATTTAGAAAACAAATAAGCAAGGATTCAGTTGTCATTGATGAGAAAGTGGTAGCTGAAAACAGAGTTAAAATTAAACAGTTCTTGGAAAACTTCAAGAACAAAAACACAATGGAGGTCAGACATGGCGAAGAAGAAAAGTAAAGCTAGGAAGGTACTAGAACACTTGATTAAGTATGGCAGTATCACAACCTGGACAGCATTTACTAAGTACAGAGCAACAAGACTATCAGCAATTATCTTTAACCTCAGACACAGAGATGGATACAACATCGAAAGTGTAGAGCAAAAAGGTAAAGATGGTTATTTTGTAGAGTACATATTGCATGAAGCCAAATAAAAAAACTAGGGAATACTATCAAAGATTAGTTTCCCTGGGATGTATCGTGTGTCGATTACAGTACGGAGTACACAGCGACCCTTGTATACATCATGTTAGGAGCAAAGGTCTAGGGATGGGTCAAAAGAGCAAGGATGCTCTACCTCTCTGTTGGGAACACCACCAAGGCAGAGATGGGGTGCATACTAATACAAAGAAGTGGGAAGAAAAATATGGAACGCAAGAAGAATTGTTGGAGATAGTAAATGATTTACTTAATGATTGACATACATAATGCGTTAGTATATATTAAACAATTAGGAGGTATAGAATGAGCTACAATCCAAAGACAGACTTTGTCTGTTATGCAAGAGATAAACATGGTGACGGATTAGTCACCTGTTATAAACCAGGACACTTGGATGGTATTTATAACTGTGATGAGGACAGAGAAATACTGGGTAAGTGTAGAAAGAGACATGGTTGTAAACCATCAAGTCAAACAAAAAACCTTAGAGAAACATATGGAGGTACAAACATATGAATAAACTATTAATGGCACTCAATGAGTTTCATAAACTCAAAGTAAGTGCAAACAAGGGTGGAAACAATCCACACTTTAACAGCGACTACTCTACCCTGGAGGATGTCATAAGTGCTGTCAATCAAGCTAGTCAGTTTGGTTTAGTATTTGTGCAAAGGATAGATTATGACTCAGAACAAAATGTATATGTTGAAACTATTATAAGACATATAGATTGTAATGATGTTATTAATTGTAAAGTCCCAGTCAAATGCAAAGATATAGATAACCCACATCAGATGGGGTCAGGTATAACTTATGCAAAAAGATATGGGTTGCAGTCGTTGTTCGGTCTACCATCTGAAGATGACGATGGTAATAAAGCTACCGAGGAAAAGAAAACCAATAAGAAACCAAAGGTTGTAAAGAGTAATACCAACATCAACGGAGACTTGGAAAAACTTAAAGATAAAATTCAAAGTAAATCCGTAGGAGCTGAAGAACTTGGGCAAAGTTTATAACCTAAGAGCAAGTATGATTAGTAGGGTGATAGGCACGGATGCCTATTGCTCCAGGCAAAACTATTTTGAAATACTTGTGGGAAACAAAGATGAGAAACCTGTCAATCAAGAGTACACACAACACGGAAAAGATTGTGAGAGGTATGGTATAGCAGAGGTTATGCTACATACAGGTGACTTAGTTCATAACTGTGGTTTAGATTTATTAGGAGAACAGATAAATACTCAGGCAGATTACATGAGCAACAATGATGACTCAGTAATATTGTCATGTACTCCTGATGGATACATAGGGGACAATCACCTGGTAGAAATAAAAGCTCCATACTATGTACAAGATGATGCTCAAAAATATATTCATAGGTATTTACCTCAGATATATTTTCAACAGTATCTTACAGGTAAGGATGGGACATGGGTCTGTGTATATCAGATGAATAATTCAACTATCATGTATATACCAAAGAATGAAAAGTATGTGCATGACTTTATGTTCCCAAAAATATTTGAGTTCTCTACCTATCTACTTAAAGGAGAGATGGATAAGAACTTTAAAACAAAAAGAACTCACAAGAAAGAGTTTATATATGATGGAGAGTTAGATGTTCAAGTTGCCTGATATAGAATTAGAACAAGCATTGGACTATCACGACAAGCTCACGGAGAAAAGAGCAAAAGCTACTGCTGATATTTATAAATATACAGAGCAACGCAAGATTGCATACTCATTAGCTATGATTAATACTGCTGATTTAAAAGCAACACAGTCAATGAAAGACTCTATAGCTAGTACGGATGAAGATGTTATTAAGTATGTTGATAAGATTGCAGAAGCTAAAGAACAAGAGTCCCTTTTAACAGGGAAAATAAATAACTTAGAACACAAGCTGCGTTTGTTTCAAACACTGAGTGCTAATGAACGCAGAGAAAAAGGGTTCTATCAACAGAATGGAGGATAATATGTCAGAACAAAACAAAGATAGAATATCAATGAAACTGTTTTTCGGACAGGACTACAAAGATATTGTAGAGGTATTGTTTAAACAATTACAAATACATAAAGAAACAGAGGGGACTAACCCTAAACCAATAGCAGGTAATAATAAGTTCAAAGCTCATGAGGACTTTCATATTAAGAAAGGAGTCACATATGACTTATCTTTATGGGGTCAGATAGAGGAGGACAAAGGATACAAGTCTGCTAACCTACAAATAAAAGAGTCAAATAGACAGGAGTAAAACATGAATGATTGGGATAGATGGTATTCCAAAAACAAGGATAGAAAGAACGAGTACACTAGGAAATACTATCAAGAAAATAAACACGATAGGGATGGTGTGCCTGGTCTTTTAAGTAAGAAGAAAATGAAATTGGCTAATGAAACTCCTGAACAAAGGCAGGAAAGATTAGCTAAGATGAGAGAGTATGCTAAAGCGAGGAAAGAAAAACTGAATGAACAACAAAGTTAGTATTAAGATAGAGAAAGATATTGTTGATACAGGCAGGGTAAGTAAGTACCAAACTTACTTAGATACTTTGAGTGCTATGGAAGGTGGAGAATCTTTTGTTGTAAATGATTATAGAATCGTAGATGCTGTAAGGCATGATGCTTACAAAAAAGGATACAAAGTTAAATTCAGAACTATAGCAAAAGAAAAGTATAGAGTTTGGAAACACTTAGATAACAAATGATTATTGAAGAAAAAGTGTATGGGAGTGATGGTAAAATTGTAAATACCATTACTCTCGAACAGAGACAAGAACTGGCACAAAAATATTATACCAATATTTTAGAAGATTATAATTTGTATGTATGTATTCCTCATGATTATAAATGGCAAGGAATTATAAATTCTTATGTTAGAAAATATAAATTAAAGTATATATTTGATGCTATGAACACGGCAGAATATTATCTACATGGCGATAGGACTTATTTTGATAGTGGTGAGACAGTAAAAAATTATACAAGTAAAATTGGTGGGATACTTTATAACAGAAGTATTGATAAATGAAATTAGAAATCTTATCAATATTGTTTCCTAAATCTATTGATATGAATGGCATTGGTACTAGCAAGTCTCATGATTCTGTTAGTGCCAGTGACATACAAACAATATTATCTTACAATGGATTAAAGAATTATGAGGTCAATATTATATTGGCTAAATACTTTGATGATGATGGAGCTAAGAAAAATTTAAGAGAATATATTTCTCATAGTTTTTTCCATTTTAGGCTATGGGAAGAAGTTGATGACATGGATGAGGAGCTTATCTCCTCCGTAGTGAGCTGTTCGTTCATGGAATCAACGATGCACACCTGTCCATTTTGTAATGGGGTTGGCTCAATCATACTAAGCAACTCAATTACTAAGTGTCATCATTGCGTGGATGGGGTATTTATATTTGATGATGTGGTAAGAAAATCTATTATGAAAATAAATGACAAAACATATAAGAAAATCAAACACTTGTATGAAGATGCCATGAAAAAGATTATAGATATTGAGATGACAGCACTAGCAAAGCTAGGTTGTTAATGAGATAACGGCTTCTCGGCTTGATTAGATGGGTCTGATTCGGTGTTATCCATAGACTCCACATCCTGTGCAGAGTTCTTGAAACCTAGTTTAGTTTTAAACCCTGGAACTTTAAGCAACAACTCGTTGAGTTCTTTAATCAACTCCTCGTCTGTTTTGTTTTTAGTATCATCAACAGTTAGGTTAATGTTTTGTGAGCTGTAATTACCTAGTTCTAATAACAGTTTAGCTGTGTTAAGTTTGACTGAGTCTTGTTCAGAGTTTATAAGTAAATCTTTTAGCACATCAATAGCCAAGCTAGATGTTGAAGTAATCTTGGTTTCGTTTATGCTTCTGATTTCTTTCTCATATTTTTTTCTTAACCAATAACCATGTTGGCTAGGGTTTTTTGTGTACCCTGCTTTCTTCGCAGACGCAGTTGCGTTTGATGAAGTGCTTCCATTGGTAAAGTAATCTATAAACTTTTGTTCTTTTTCTATATCACTTGTTCTCGGCATTTGTTTTCCTTTTAAGTTTGTCTTTTGCTTTCTTAACAATCAAGCTACCATCTAACCACTTGCCTACCAGTTCAGCAATATCTTTATCAGGTGTATGATTGATAATTAAATCTTGTCTGTATTTAATCCAACTCTTATCCAGGACTAAACTACCATCTATATCTGTACCTTCATCATCTCCTGATATATGAGATACGATTGTAATAGTCTTGTCATTTTCTTCTACAACAAAACCTACAGATACACAGTCAGCTAGTTCTGAAACCAATTCAGATATATCTGTCCAACCATCAGTGGGGGTTATTGCATCTTCCCAATGTATTAACGTAAGTCTTGCTCTCATTTTTTCTTCCGTAAAAAAGTTAGGTATTCTGCACCTTCTTCTACTTCCCAAAATATCTTAGTAAAGTCAGGGTGTGTATCAGGTAATCTTGTATTAAATATTGCGACTGCACATGGCGACATCATTTTGTTAGGCATGTTTAACATCTTTGCATAGTTGTCATACTTTTTATATGACCCAACTTGTACACAGTGCATGATGATAGATTCATTTGCATCTTTAACTGGCATATATCCACTGATATGTCTGTGTCCTGCCATTAACAAATGGTCTCTTGAATTAAAAAGTGCGTGTCTTACAATGCCGTGTGCCGTATTGTATATAGAGTTCCCTCTAAAATTATGTGAGCAATTAACTTTTATTTTATGACTAGGTAAGTGTAGCTTGACTCTTATGTTGTGTGGTTGATATGTAGTTTTAAGTGGTCGGCATATCCATTTCAAAGGGTCACCATCACCTGACCACATATCGTGATTACCTGCAACAATGAATAACCAATCAGTATATCTAATCAACCATTCAGTAAGTTGAAATGCTTGTGTGCTAGTAGTTGATTGTTCTGCCCACAACCCTGCAAGTTTTGTTCTTCTTGCCCAGTTGTTCTGCAAGTCTCCTACATTACAAGCAAACATCCCATCAGTTTTGTTAGTGATATCCATGTGCTTAATAAGACTTGGCATATCGCAACCATCGTCATCTATATGTGGGTCGCCACATATGTATAAACCAATAGGTTTGTCGTCTTTGATTTTTATATTTAAAAATTCTTCGTTGTTCTCTCGTTTCTCTTTACGATTAAAAACATCAATACGTTGTTGTATCAATTCATCAGTAGGTATTTCTTCTTCTGTGAATGGATTGTCTACTTCGTAATTCATACACTTTTTAGGGTGTACTGTTTTGTGTCCACATTCAGAACATTGATATCGTTGTGGTTGTCCTTGTGTCTTGCTATCTCTACCTTTTTTAATTAAGTGAGTTGAGCCACACTTAGGACAACTTAACAAATTATTATCTTCATCATGTTGTTGTTGGACAAGGTTGGTATAATTACCACCTGAATCATGTATTGTCATTCATCTAGTTCCTTGATTAAATAATCTATGTACCATCGTGCCTTCTTTAAATCTTGCACAGCAGTACCTTTATATGGGTATCTCGTTACATACTTTATTATGTTCCCAGTAACATAGTCCATACCCCAACTTCGTATGTAATCTATTGTTTCTATCCCTTTCGTATAATGGTCAGGGTGGTTAATCACATCGTTATGTTTCTTTTTGCTCATTCATTTTCTCCAAAACTTGGTCATAAGGTATAGGTATATACCCTTCTTCCCATTCGATACCACCATATAGGTAATCTTCTCTTGATTCAAGTTTACCTTTTATGCTGATTCTAGCTTTAGAGTCTATAGCAAATATTGCACAGATGTATTCCATTTCTTTATCAGAGAACGGAACTGCTCTTGCACACATAATCACTCTCCTGGATATATCAATACTAATATGTATATGATTATTCCGATGATTAATAACTCGAAGATACTAACTTCAGGTCTAAGATACTTAGTTTTTATATGTGTAAAAAACCAAGAAAAAAACTCAGGATGAATCATTATTACTACAGCAATAACAAGTGCCAGTAGTAGTGATTCATAAATCATTGTGATAAGGGGTTGTCGTTTCTCGCTTTTATTTCGTCTACTTTTGCTTTTAGAACTGCAATCTCTGCTTTGTTAATAGCAATGTCTTGTTCAAGAGGTTTTATATTAGGTGCTGTCTTGCTTTCTAAAACTTCTACTCTTTGTATTAACTGACCTTGGTAAACAAACAGTCCACCAATAGTGATTACTAATCCTATTATTCCAGTAATTAATTTAATATCCACGGATTCTCCTTAAATGTTCTTGTGTTCTTATAACTTCATCCATAGCTTCATCAATTTGTTTTTGATAACGAAAGACCACATCATTATAAACATCTTGATTCTCAGCATATAGCACTCTATTATCAACATATTGTCTTTGTTCATTGTAAACTCCTCCATTAATAGTAGGTTGGTTTTTAAATAAATTCATATTAGTAGATAAGTACGAGTCAATCATAGAATCGTTCTGCATAACCTTTGCAATTATTTGTTGTGTTAAAACTAATTGCTTATCTATATTAGCTACAGTTTTTTCTATTTGATTTGTGATATCTTTGACTGTATCCACTCTAACATCTTCTGCCACAGTGTTTTGTTCTGTGGTTTCGGTAGGTTTGTTGCTTCCTGTTGTTTCGGTTTCAACCTTTTCTTCATTGCTGTTAGCAGATGTGGGTTGTTCTTCAACAACACTTCTTTCTTCTCTCGAAGATACTTCTTCAGTTCCTCCTTGCTCCTCTGCAAGGACAATTTCTTCACTTTCGATTTCTGTTGTGACTTCCTGCTCGGTCTTTGGTTCTTCATAAATTTCTAATACTAATGATTCCTCAACAAATTTTTCTTCTTCAGATAATTCTACCATAATTGTTGGAAATTCCAAAACATAATTTTCTTCTATAAATTCTTGTATAACTATTTCTTCAAACTCTATTGGTTCTGTTTCAATAAATGATATAACTTCTTGTATTTCTTGTAGTTCTTCTGTCTGTGTAGCTGTTAAAACTGTATCATCATAGGTCATAGTAACCGATATGTTGTCTACATTAGGACCACCAAGACTAGCAGGAGCATTAGCATCAGTCCCACTAATAAGAATATTTCCAATGTTACTATTAATACCTGTATACGAGATAGTATCTTGGAAATCTTTACCATTGATGCCTGTAACATTTGTCCTAGTTTGACCAGTTGTTGCCAATATTTCATTATTGCTATCTCTTATTTGTAATCTTATTGTAAAGCTATCAGCACCACCTTGACCACCCCAACATTGTGCTACACCACACTCTCCATTTTGTACTTCAACACTAGAGTTAAGAGTAATGCCATTATCAAGCATGGTTTGAGTTATAGTATCAGATGTAAGATTGAAAGATTGCTCAATACTGCCACTATCTCCAAACTCTAGGTCGTGTCCTCCTGGACAACAATCATTTATTCGTACTGCATCACCTGATAAAGTCCAACCATTTGTACCATTATCAAATGTGCCATTAGTAATTAGGTTATTCGTAGTTAATTCTTCTGCAAATAAAGTCAAAGGAAATAATAATATAAATATTAATCGTTCCATGTCATAGACCTTTTGCTAGTTTCGTTAGATAAATTTTCTTTTCTTTTCTCTAACCATCTTGCTTTTGCTTGTTCGCCAATCAATCCATCAACAGGACATGGTGTACCTGCGTTCATCATAGCATCAAAGACTGCATCGTCTTGACACATCAACGATATCGCTGCAACTTTCATGCCTAGTTTATTTAATAGTTTACTTTTCTTTCTTAATTCACAGGCAGGGTCTGTATAATAACTACCATATGTGCCACTAAACCCAATAACAGTTATCCCTGCTGCTAATGGTATGACGCAACTGTCTTGTCCATATACACTCATAGCAGGTGCATTAGATGGATTGACAGCAGTTTTGGTATTAGAACTATTGTTGGTAGTATTCGTAGTATTGGAACTACTACCTGATTGATAAGTTGTTTCTGAACTATATCCACCACTTATACTTGTGTTAGTGCCACTTGTATTAGTTTGGTTGAGGTCAGTAGCACCACTAGATGTAGTGTCGGCTATTGATTGTTCAATACATAAAACTAATATTATTAATACTAATGCAATTAATCCTTTTACCATTTTTTGCATGACCAATACCTTGCTGTTAATTTAGATTTAGCAGTATCACATTTGTGTCTTGCTCTAAACGACTTTCTTCTTGATGGTATATTTTTTTTAATGGTCATGTTGGCATCACCAAATCTAATAAGTTTTATAGTGTTGCCTTCTTTAGCTAACACGGCAAATTTCTTGCCACCTTTCCTAGACCTTTTTGGTTTGTTGTATCCTGAAAATTTTTCACCTGCTCTTTCGATTGCCATAATTATTTTCTAGTTAAAGACCCTCCAAAGTAAAGTCCGATAATCGAGAATATCGTGTGTGATTGTAAGTTAGTTATAAAAATTGTATTGCCTTCTTCAAAGTATGAGGTCTCATAAGTAGAACCAAATATCCACCAACCACTGTCAGCTTCAGTTACTATTTGATATGCAATGTTTACATCAGTAAATATAGGTGCGACTATTGGTACTACAATAATACTAAATACACACATTAATGCTATCCATCTTCTTGTGTGTTTGGTATGTGGGTCAGAAACATTACGAGCTTTATCAGTTTGTTTAGCTGCGAATCCTGCTCGTTGCATTAACATCTTCTGTCTTTCTTGTTCGGCTTGTCCTTTCTGTGCCATGATAGACATGATGCCACCTAACACAGTGGATGCTAACATTGACAGTAATTCCATTGGTATCATTCTTCACTCCTTAAATCATCTAATGCTTCTTTAAAATCTAATTTTAATTGTTGTGCTTCATCTAAATATTCTTCGTAAGATATAACTCCTTTCATTCTGTCATTGTTTAATTGTTTTCTTTTTTGATTAAATCTTGAAGATATTTGATTAGCTTCTGCCGATTTAAACCTTCTTAATCTATTTATATCTGCTGTATTTATTTTGAATCCTAAAGAGTTTGCGACTGCTTCCATAGTTGTTAATGGGTCGTCTAATGTATTGTACTTAGGAGCATCTCCGTATTCTCTTTCATATGCTCTTGATATTTTTTTAGATGAAAAACTACCAGGAATACCAGGTATGTTTGGTATAAAATCTTTAGCAATTTTGCTAATTCTTTCTAAACCTATTTCTGACCTACTCATGCCAATTTCATTGACTGAATCAGGTCTTAAAGTAAATGGGTCAATACCTACTGCTCTTAATGCTGAACCATATGCAGGACCACCTGGTTGTACAAATCTTGGTAAATATGGAACTTCTCCTGGAGTTGCACCACCTACCATAAAGACATCTCCACCTGGCAACATTCTGCTAAAGTTAAAATATTTAGGTTTGTCACCACCTTTGATTCTTATATTAGCTTCAGGCATTGCTCCTAATCCAAACATATTTTGTTTGTTGTAATCTTGCATGAACTTTCTTTCTAAATCCATTTGTTCTTTAGATGCACCAGTTAATCCTCTTGAAATGTCATTAGCAGCAAATCCTAATGCTGCAATAACTGCTACTTTTTCAGGATGTTTTAAACCTATTTCAGCAAGTCTTGGTATGATGCGATAGGAGTATGATAAAAATGGTACTGCCGAACTTCTTATTTGATTTACAAATTTAGATTTAATATTATAATCTACGAACTGTTTTATAGAATCTCTTGCTGCTTCTGCTCTTGTATATTTTATTCCTGTTTCAGGATTAACTTGATTAAGTCTGCTTCTGTATAATGCTACTCTAAACAACCTATCTTCTAATTGATATGCAGCAGACAGTTTATCGTCAAGGGCAAGACCTAATTTTTTTATAGGGTTAAAAATTTTAGTTTTTTGTAATTGATTGTCGATAGTTTTTATAGCACTAGCAAACCAATCACCTGTTTGTTCTGCTTCTTTTGTTGAAAACATTTTAGCTAGTCTTTCTGCGTCTGCTAGTTTTAATTCTGCTGAAATTAAATCTCTGCCAAATACTCCACTTCGATACATATATTTTAAATCATCATCTAAGTCATCCCATTTAACAGTTCCTCTTTCAAAACCAAGTATTTGTTTTATTGTTCCATCATTATGTACTTTACCTAATTGTTTCCATGCACCATTACCACCATAATACAAAGTATAATTTGATATGTAATTGTTTACATGAACAGCAGGGTTGTAAACTGTTTTAGTTTTTTTCCAAAAACTATTTAATTTAAAATAACCTTCTCCTAATAATCTTGACCCATCATTTTCTCTAAGAGATTTAAGTAGTTGCATATCTTTGTATTCATCTACTCTAATTAAATTACCATTTAACTTTCCGTAAGTTGGTATTTTAGTTCCATCTTCACCACCAAATTTAGTAAATGCTTTACCTGTTCCTGTTGGGTCATCCTCTGTTATCTTAGGCACATAAACAAAATCTTCTTTTATTTCAGTTCCGTCAGCTAATTTTCTTGTCCTTGTGTATGGGTTATCTAAGGTTGCTGATTTATATTTTATTTCTTCTTGTTTTTTTATTTTTAAATATTCTTTGTATGCTTTGTTCTGTTCAGTTTCTAATTCTTTTTGAAGTTTGTTGTATCTTCCTAAATTAATGTAAGGTACTTTTGGCAATGGTTGTCCATATTCATCTTGCCCTGTTGTATATCTTTTTGGCAAGGTTGGGTCTTGGCTTCTTAAAACAAACATTTCTCTTTCAATTCTATCTGTTGCGTCTGTTTGTATAATTGGTCTGCCGTTTTTACCTGGTGTTTCAGATATCCTGTAACCATCTTTAGCTAACCTGCTGACTAAAGCATCAGATGAGTTCATTACAAAACCTTTTGCAATACCAGTGTTGTAAAGTTCTGCATAGTATTTACCAATACCAACAGATGTTCTTAACTCTAATGCACTTTTAGCTAAAGACATAGATACATCTTCTATTTCATTTAGTGATTGTCTTTCGGCTTTACTAAGCTGTGTTATAATTTGGTACTTATCAGGATTGTCTTTGTCTTTTCTTATAACAACCCCAAAGTTAGATTCTTGTTGTGCAGGTGTTAATGCTTTGTTGTATTGAGGGTCTGCAACATCATCTATTCTATTAAGAATATTACCTGCCTGGTCTTTTGTTTTCCCATAAGTTTGATTTATTCTATAATCATATCTTCTTTCTGCTCTTAATTCAGGTACAATTTCTTTTAACTCATCTTTGGTAAAAGTGCTTTTGTTTCCTAAATTATAAACAGAACCCCTGCTGTATAAAGAATCTCCTCTAATTTTAGCTAATGTATTTGTAATTTTGTTTGCTTTGTTTGGACCTAATGTTTTTTCTAGTCCTTCATAATTTCTTTTTATGTAGTTGTTAATGTTTGTTTTAAAAGTTTGGTCATCAATAATACCTGCCAATCTTAAATCTTCGCCTATTTCTTTCATTATTTGAGTTTGTTCGTCATTCATTTTTAACAACTTGTTAGTTTCTTTTGGCAATCCTATGCCTAAAAAATCTTCTACTCTTTCGTCTTTCATTGTTTTATTTTTAAGAGCAAGTTGTTCGTTTGGCGAAAGCTGAGATATTTCTGATTTAGTCCAAGGTTTTTTAGTTACAGGATTAATGTCACCTACTGCTCTTACTTTTCTATTTACTATTTCTCCTTTAGATAAAGCAATTAATTCATCCTTGCCTAAGTCACCACCCATTAAATTATATAAAATTTTTCTACTATTATCGTCTAGCTTTTCTACATCTTTATTTAAAGAAGAAAGTCTATTGTAATATGTTCCAACCCTGCCATCTAACTCATCAGCTAATTTTAATATTTCAGGGTGCATCCTATTTTCAGGTGAAACTTTATGTATTGCAGTGTTTACAAATTCTGTTCTGTTTAATACATCTCCAAATTTTTTACCTGCTGCTATACCAACTCCTACCAATGCAACATTTCTTATAAAATCTGTTGCCGTTTCTTCATGTTCTTCAGGTATTAAATCGAGCATATTGTATGCAACAAATCCACCACCTGCCATACCTAAAGGTCTCATAGGATTTCTTACCCATGCGTTCCATGTTGGGATAGCTACATTTTTTTTGTAAGATTGTATTGCTGTAAGTTTTTCTTCTGTAGATGTAAGTCTTGCTAATTCAGCATCTTGCCTTCTTAATGCTCTAGTTCTTGTTTGTTCTATTTGTAAATTTTTGCTTGGCAATTCTTCTAGTTGTTCTTTTCTTGTTACAGCAGGAGTGTCGAATCCTGCCCATCTTCTAGCAGCTAAACCTAGTGTGCCTGTTATAACACCACCACCAACAGCACCTAATCCAGCTTGTTCTAATCTTGTAAATCCACTATCTTCGTCTACATAAGAAGCAGCTCCAAGTGCAGTTCCGTATGCAACACCTTGTTTAACCATTGATGCTACTGACTTTGCTTTTGCAAGAGGTATAATCCATCCAGCAGGGTCAGCAATAATACCACCCATATAAGTTGCAAATGCCTTACCACCATAATCTTTGTTTCTAAATATTGCATTTAATTTTCTTTGGTCTGCTTTCATTTCTTTTTCGTCAAACCCAAAGTATTGCTTCACACCTCTATAAGTGTCAAGCATACCCATTGTACCTGCAAATGCTAGTGCTTCTTTTTCATTATTAATCCCTGGCACAGACTGTGAATCTATGCCTATTTCGTTATTTAATATAGCTTCGTAGTTTGAACCTGCATTAATTCTGTCGTACAACTGTTCGTCACTTGGGTCAATAACTGCCTTGCCTGGTGTTACAGTACCATTTATAGTATTATATAATTCTCTATCTTCATCTGTTATTGGCATTATAAATTTCTAATTATGTTATATGTATTAAAACTTTCTTCCCATGTAGGAGGGTTTTCTCCTTTTTCTTTTGATTTAATTACTTGTTGTTTATGAAATTCTAAATAATTATCTCCTTGTCCTGTGTTTCCTAAAAAATAATCTTCTGTAAATAAATTATTTTTAAAAAATTCTTGCGATGGTGGGGTAATTCCTAACTCCATAAAGTCTTGTCTTAATTGTTTTAATGCTCCTGTCATTTCGTCAGGCACATAAAACAATTTATTGTATGCAGTTTGTGTTTTCCCAAACTCTGTTGTTAAATCTTTTCTTTTTGTACCTATTCCTTTTTGTGCTGCTGCTAATGTTTTTATTTGTTCTGCTGCATCTTTTGCAACCTCTCCCATGCGAGTATATGCAGACTCACCTGCTCTCATATCGGTTTGTAAACCTATGCCTAATCTTATAAGAGAAGCATTGCGTATTGCTTCTAACATTTTTGCTGGGTCGTTAGCTAAACTTGCAGGAGCAACAATACCTCCTAATCCTTCAGCTATACTTTTTAAAGGGTCGTCATCTTTTGCCATATTAACTCCTAAACATTGAATATAAATCTTTTTCTCTTTGTGCAAATAATCCTGGATTAGCTACTGGTGTAAGCATTGGTGCTACTTTGGGTTGATTATTTTTACTTGCTGCCATTAAAAATGGTAAAAAATTCATCATGCTTGATGTTCCCATTACAGGTTTAGCAACAGTATTTTGCATACCATAATTTCCTGTATCAAACATACTCATAATATTTTTTGCTGCATCGTCTGTTATTGGACCTTGCATAGCTTGTCTTGTTGATTCTATTTGTGACTGTATTGCAGGACTGTATGGTTTTGCTGTTAGTGCATCAATTAATTCTTTTCCTGTTTTTCCTGCCGTATCATTAATAGTATAAACAGTGTTAGCACCTCTAAATTTTGACATTCGATTTTCTTTTTCTATAAATTCATTTATAGCATTTATATTTTTAGGTGTGATGTTTGTTTTTTTAGCTGTTCCTCCTTCACCTATTTGATATCTTATGTCGCCAGTTCCCATTTTTATTTCATATATATTATCTGTAACATTTTTAAAATCAGGTTTCATATCTTTAACATTTATTCTATCTTCTACTGTCATTAAATTTGGGTCAAAGTTTGGTGTAAAAAAACTAGGGTCATTACTATATGCAGTCCTTAAATTATCCATATTAGATTGGTTTAGCAAACCTAAGTTCCTTTGTATATTTTGCTCATATAATTTAGTTTCTTCTTCTTTATCTCTAAAGATGCTTGTAAAATAATTTAAATAATTTTTACCTAAAAAAGTATCTGACATAATTTCTCCTAATCAAATAAACTTGCTAATGCTACTGCTGCTGCTATTGCTGCTCCAGTTGCAGGGTCAGTGAAATATCCAGCAGTTGCTCCCTTACCTGCACCTGTAAATAAACCTGAGCTTACACCTGCACCATAAGTACCTGCTCCCATTAATGTAGCACCTAATGCTTTTTGCCCAAAGCTAGGTTCAGCACCTGATGTTGTTTGTGTGCCAGGTAATACTGTGCCTTGTACAACACTGGTATAATCTCTTAATGCTTGACCTGGTGCTTGTTGTGCAAATTCAAATCTTGCTCTTGCATCATCAATAGCTTGTTGTTGTCTAGCTTGTTCCATAGCTCCTACAGATGCTAGTGTCTGAGAAGGAACTAGAGATGCTTGTAATGTTTGTGGTGCTATTGCTAATGCTCTTAACTGATTTTGTTGTGCTTGTTGAAAAGCATCGCTATACATACTAGATGTTATATCACCTGCTCGTTGTAAGTAATTACCAATAACATTGCTTTCTAATATAGCTTGTCTATCACTGCCTAGCTGTCCTGCACCTGTTGCATCTCTCCTTGCTTGTTGCAATAATCCTTGCGTTTGAGTAAGTAGAGGTCTTAGTGCTGCTGTTGTTGCACCAGCTAAGTAAGGATTGGTTGCTAAGTTTTGAGGTGACATCAAACTATAATTTTGTGCTGCTTGAATATTCCCTGCTAACTGCGACTGTGGTCCTAGTGCAGCTTGGGTTGCCATTTGCTCTGCTGTTAGTTGTTGTTCTGTTGGTGATGCAAATGTCCTGTCAGGAAAAAATTGCATTGGACCTTGATTGTATAAATTTTGTGCTTGTTGATATGTGTCAACTAAAAAAGGTCGTTGCCCTTCATAAGGGTCTGCCTTTTGTACTGTTGTTCCTCCACCTTTACTCATAATTTACCTCTAGTGTAGTGTAGTTAATTCTTTTCCAAGTATAGTGTATGTATGTTCATACCCATACTTTTTAATCTTTTTGATAAAACCTTTGCGACAAGCTGTTTCCATAGCTTCGCATCCATTATCTATTGCCCATGTTTCTATGACTTGCAACAATCCTTCTACCCATTCATCAAGTTCAGTGCCACCTAATGTAACAATTCTGCAAGTTTTTTTCTTTGGATATATCATTATTTCTGTTGTAAGTGCTGCAAGTATTTCTGCATACTCATCTTGGATAATCCATAGCTGCATATCTCTATTAATTAATTTTTCGTATATGTCATCTATACCCATTTCTTGTTTGCTTTTACTGTTTCCCATTTCAATAAATAATTTTACAGTATCCCAAACATCGTCAATTCTATCGTTAGATATACCTGATATATATGCACTCATAATTTTGTATAATTACCTGCTGCGTTTACAAAGTATATTCCTTCGCCACTTCCAGGATTAAAGTTTGAGCCGTCAGCATAAACTATATCTCCTTGTTTCT